AAGGTTGAGCTGACGGGCCAGGATGGAGGAGCTGTGAAAGTCGATGCCACAGTATCGCACAGTCTGGGGCAGGAGATACTGAATGAGTTGCTGAGCTCTATGCAAACGGGCTCAGAGTCTGTGTGAAACGGGCTTGGAACTAAGCGGGCTTACAGCGGGCTTTAACTCTGAGCAGAATCGGCTCAGATTCTGATTCTAAGCTCGATTCAGTTAATAGTCAGATCTTTCACGATGTGAAAGCTCATTTCATATTATGAAAATTACGCAATTGTTACATGTAACATTTCACATGCTGAAAGTCACTTTCATATTATGAAAATTACGCAATTGTTACATGTAACATTTCACATGCTGAAAGTCACTTTCACATTGTGGTAGTTCACAGCTAGCAAGCAGCCCTGGATTACAAGCTGAGCATTTGCCAGTTTCTGATTCGTCCTAGAATCGTGTAGGTATAAGTACTATTATAAATAGTTCTAAGAAAAAGTACATAAAGATTATTTCACTATGTGACAAAGATTATCTTTTTACGATGTGAAATAGTTGTAAATAATTATGTACAAAGTTCTAAAAGTGTGATATTTACGCACACATAACTATGTTACTTGTAACATAATCGTAACATTAAAATATTTTTAACTCTTTCACATCATGAAATAAAATATATGTTCTTTTTCATAGAACTATATATAATAGTATTCATAGATTAATTAATCTATATTTTTTAACTTAACTTATAGGAATCTGAATTATGAAAACAGTTTTTGCTATCAAAGAAATAGAATGCTTTCCAACTAAACTCAAAGGTTATTTGCCAGGTTGCAATATTGCTTTTAACTTAGAGAAAAAATCAGTATTAGAACATCTCAAAAGCCTCCCAGCTGATTCGGATGTGTGTGAGGTTACAAGATCTGATTATATCTATATAGAGTTCAAGTAACCAAGCGGCCAGGCTCTCAGGGCCTGGCAGTTTTTGGCTCAGATCTGGGGGCCGCGGGCTTTCTTGCTCAGAACTTGGGGACCTTGACAGAATCTGCAGGGGTGCCCCATGTCAGCTACTCAGCGCATCGTACTTCGAACTTAAAAGTAAACACTTTGTGTATGCCATAGTACTTCGAATTTAAAAGTAAACACTTCGTAATAGGCTCCTATTACCTAGCTTAATTGCATTAAGCCTAGAGGTTTCTAGGATGGCTACGTGTCAAGAACAAATGTCTGCTCTGCTCTCTGCAGCAGCTGCTGTGATACAATGACTTTATGCTAAATAACGAGCAAATAGAGTTTCTGTCAAAGAAGCTGACCGAGAATGATAAGGTGTTGTCTGCCATGTCTCCAGAATGGCGAGCAGCATTTAAAGCTCGCTTAAAGTGGTTGACCATCGCACTACCGCATCAGATTCCTCCACCTGAAGTAGACTGGAAGATATGGATGCTGTTAGCAGGCCGTGGTGCAGGAAAGACACGACTTGCTGCAGAGTACACCTGGTGGAACGCATGGTCGATGCCAAAGACTAGACACCTCGTAGTTGGCCCTACTTCATCAGACATACGAGACGTTCTGTTCGGAGGAGACTCAGGAATACTGAATGTATGCCCGCCAGAGATCATACACAACTACGGAATCTCGCTTCATGAGCTGACATTGACAAACGGTAGTATTGTTAAAGGGATTGCAGCATCCGAGCCGTCACGTTTTCGTGGACCGCAATGGCATAGTGTCTGGTTTGATGAGCTAGCCGCTTATCAGTATCTTGATGAGACCTGGGACATGGTGATGTTCTCACTTCGTTTAGGTAAAGACCCTAAGACGATTATTACAACAACTCCGAAGCCTGTACCTAAGGTAGTAGAACTGCATGACAAGCACGGCGAGGGAATAGTGCATGTGACACGAGCATCTACGTATGCGAACATAGCAAATTTAGCGCCGACTTTCCAAGAGCAGATACTTCAGTATGAGGGAACACAGCTTGGTCGCCAAGAGATTGAAGCAGAGATTTTGAACCCAGAAGAATCAGGGTTGGTAAAACGATCTTGGTTTGAGTTGTGGGAGTCTGATAAGCCATTTCCAGAGTTCTCCTACATCATACAATCTTATGATGTAGCAACTAGTGATAAGACGATGAACGATCCCACAGCTTGCGTCGTATTAGGTGTCTTCCGTCCGTCTGAAGATCAAGGAAATCGTGTGATGCTGATTGACTGCTGGTCAGATCGCCTCTTATATCCCGATCTAAGAGCCAAGCTACAGGAGGAAGCTGCGAACGTGTATGGCGATCCGGATGAGTTTGGCTCAGGCAAAAAAGTTGATCTTATTTTGATTGAGAATAAGTCAAGTGGAATCGCGCTTATTCAGGATCTGCAGCAGACGACACTGCCAATTAGAGGGTATAACCCAGGATCCGCGGATAAAGCAACAAGACTGAATATTGTTGCTCCGATGATCGAAAAAGGGCTGCTATACCTGCCCGAGTCGACCGAGAACTCAGGCTATCCACGCTCTTGGATTGAGCCATTTTTAAACGAAGTGTGTTCATTTCCACTCGGTCGGCATGATGATTATGTGGATGCTATTTCACAAGCGATGAGGTATCTTAGAGACTCGAACATTATTCGACTTGACTACATTTCATCACCCGCATCTGACTATGCAGATGATGATTACGACGCAAGAGAAAGAAGATATAATCCATATGCCGCTTAACATACTTCATGGTATGATAGTCATATAAATCACAGGAATAACTCTCATGCCATATGATGAATTAGGTAACTTTTATGGAAGTAATGAACCTACAGAGGCAGAGTTAACACGAGACGCTATACGTTTAGCTCAGATGAAGCAAGAGCTCAAACAAAAAGCCCTACAAAATCGTGAGACCCCAGCGTCATATGCAAGGTACGAAAAAGCTCTCTATGAAACTCCTGATTTCTTTTATCAAAAGCCAGGCGGTCGGTCAGAAATGCATCCGCCACCAGAACCGTACAGCACAGCACCTACAGTCTTAGGGCAGATGATTGACCGTTCAGGCTTGACAGTCCCAGCGCAGATCGCCACCAACATGGCAGCAGGCTATCCGTTAGCCTTGCTTGGCGCGTTTGGTGCACCTGAAACAGCACAGAGCATAGGCAACTTCATCGCACCTACCGCCAAGCCAGCTAAAGACGTGCTTGAGGGTCTAGGAGAATTAGCTGCAAGAACAGGCCCAATGCCAGAACTAATGTTCATGGGCAAGCATCGCACAGTAACACCGTCGGATGTGCAAGTGCTTGGAGCACGTGGCATCAACACAGCCAGAGAGCTGAAGGCAGTTCCTCATGACTTTAATGTTGGTAGACAAGGGTTTAGTGTGTTGAACCCGCTTGGTGAGCCTACAATAGGTTCAAAGCTAGGTACGTTTGAGAATAGAGTGATAGGCGAACCGCAACGACAAAAGTTGAGGGAAGCTGCTAGTAACGTGCCAGAAGACGTGTCATATAATGCACTTCGGCAAAGAGTGAACGAGTCTTATGAGCCTGGAATGCCAATGTATGCAGTTCCGATTGGTCCTAAGTCTGCATTGTGGGATGAGCCTCGTAAGATCTTAGCAGAAAAAATGGAAGCAGAGGGTTATACGCCACAAGAAATCTTTGCTAAAACATTGACAACTCGAGGATTAGACCCTAAACACTGGGAGCAGTTTATACCAAGTGATAAAGCGTCGGTGTCATACAACCCTGCATTTAAAAACAATAAGTTCTTATCGCTACCTGATGTGCTTAAATACCCTGCCTTATATGAAGCATACCCATGGCTGGAAAACTATAGAGTAGGTTTTGCAGGCATGGCTCCTGATGAGCTAGGTGAGCATGATAATGCAAAGAAAAGAATTACATTTAATAATTCTATTTTAGACAACCCTAAACAAGCGAACAGCATCATCACGCATGAGCCTATTCATGCAATTCAGAACCATGAAAATTGGCCTTTAGGGGGTCATTTAGGTCAGTTTCCAAAAGAGTCTGTTTTGTCAGCAGCATTAAGCATTCATGATTTAATGAATGATCAAGACGAACCGATGGACTTAGATAGAGCAGTCGAGTTTACGCAGTTAATGGCTGATAAACCGTTTTCTAGTGATGAGATTAAAGATGCAGTAAAACTAGTACAACATGGTCAAGCAGATCTTGTTAACATGCCTCATCCTTGGTATTGGTACAATCAATTAGCTGGAGAACAACAAGCATGGCTACCTTCAAAACTATGGGGTTTGTCTGAAGAGCAATTAAGACAGACTTACCCATATAGTAAAGATGTAATGGGTTCTGACCCTAGTAAAACAATCTTGCGAAGAGGTAAAATGCCTAGTGGTGAAGCTACTTATGTCACTTCAGGTCAGCTTCACGAACAGCAAAAGAATAAGCAAGCGCTCACTCTTGCACAGATGAAAGCAGAGTTACAAGCTAAGAATGAACCGCCAAGTAAAGAGATGGCAACTAAACCTAAAGAACCGGTTAATTTGTCTAAACGAAAACTATTTGGATTAGATCTTACGCCTAAGCAAGATCAACTACCCGCAGTTGTGAACCCTACAACAAGCGCACCAACAAGTACAGAGTCAACAGCACCAACACCATCTTCAGAGCAGTTAAACACTATTACACCGGCAGATTATGCAGTAGAAGCAATTAAGAACATGCCTATGACCAGAAGGCAGATATTAAAGACTCCTGTAAATGCTGCTATTTCTCAAATGGGTAAAGGAGTAGTAGGTAGTGCTGTTAAAGGGTTGGTTGAGAACCCTGTTAAAGTAGTCGGTGGAATGCTAAGAGAAGAAGCAATGAAGCATGCTCTTCGTCAGTTAGAAAATGTGTATGGCGACTATCATCACCCATTGATGGACGGCCCTGATGAACAGTGGGATCCTGATACGCTTGCTGATGTTAATACTGAAGTGTCGCATGAAGCAATGAGCAGATTAAATGATGTTCCTGCAGAGCACTATGCTGAGCATTTTAGCGACAAACAGTTAAGAGATGCATTTGATGAAGGGGCAAGAGCATGGGGGAGACTGTGGTATGAAGATGAGGCAGTAATGCAAGAAGCTGCAAATGATGCAATCAGAGAAGCTATTTCAGAGTTAGGGGCTGGTGCTGATGAGTATGATTTAGTACACGCTGCATACCCTCATTTCAAAAAAGACATGTTGCATATCGTGTCGCAAGGGCACCCTAACAACGTCTCAGGCGAACTATCATCTGCATTTGCTAGATCTTTAATTGATAGGCACGGTGCAACTGCAGACGAATATGGGTCAAATTATCTTGAAAATGCTGCATCTCAAGCAATCACAGATCAGTATAATCAAAAATACAATGAGCTTATCGAGAATATTATTAATGATGAAGAAGGTGGAGGCTCATCTGTAGGCCATATTGAAAATATGGTGGGTGCAGCACTTCAGCCACTTCAAAAGAATTTGTCACAAGAAAAGTTTAAAGACATTAATCAAAAGTATAAAGAGCTTAAGTCATTGTCTGTAGAGGACCAAAACAAAGCTTTAGAATCTAATCCAACAGCAGTAAAACTAAAAGAAGACTTTTTGTCAGCACTGAATGAAATACCTTTAGAAGATAAGTCATGGTTTCCTTTTCAAGCTCTGAACTATCCTGCATCATTACTGGAGCAATATGAGCAGGTCACAGGTGTTGACACTAATAAAGCTAAAATAGACTACCTTGAGCGAGGTCTTCAGCAATTTGCAAGAAGTACGGGTCAAGATTTTGAGCCTTTTGAAAAGTATTACTTAGAAGACAGACTTGAGAATGAAACACGCCCTAAAGAAATAAAGAAAATAAAGCAAAGACTTAAAGACCTTGAAGACAATCAGCAAAACGAAGAACCGCCAAGCACTGAAATGGCGATTAAGAACCCAGGTGGAAATTGGTCAGACCGACAACTAGATAGTCAATTAAAGCCGTTTAAACAAGGTCTTACATTAGCGCCTGATTCCGATAGATACACACTTCGACCTAATTGGGTAGAAATTGCAGATCAAATAGGCTATCCTGAAAACATGAAGAAACAGATGCTAGCTGCTCACACACTAAATCAATGGATTGACAAGCGTCTTAAGAACTACATTAAGAATGACATGGGAACGCCTAAAGATTCAGTTCGAGATCTTGCTGATCAAGGCATTACGCACATGCAAGGATTAGGCGAACACTTTAATCGAATAGACCCTAATATTAATAAAGCGTTTAGCGTACTTAAATACTTAAGAGAAGAACGTGGTCATCTTCCAGAAGGGCATGCTACTACGGATGCAGGAAAAGAATGGGAGCTTAAAACTGATTGGAGTTTTAGCCCATATAAGATTAAAGATGCACTACATAAGTTATTCCCAGATGAGCATCCTTCACAAGAACAATGGAAAGGGTTACAAAAAGCGCTTGAAAAAGACCCTGAAGCAGAGCTAAATAGGTTTATATCACTTAGTGCTTTTGGATTTGACCACTTAATTGATGAGCTTAGAAATGCAGTTAGCCCAGACTCTGATCTGCCTCAACAGCTTCGTATATCGACTAAAGATCTAGAGCGTATGACAGTCCCTGATGCAGTCAGACATGTGTCGAAGATTAACAAATATCGTACTGACTTGGCAGAGAAAGCAACAGTAAAGAACGTTGCTGAGTTTAGACAGAACTTTCCAGCACTGAAGACGTATGAAGACGGTAAAGCATGGCATGAGCTTAAGTTGCCTGATTATCAGCCAGACGATGCGCTGCCTGAAGGGTTTTATGTCATGAAGTTTGATCGATACGATACAGATCTTAGAACAGGCAAAGACATAAAACGTGAAATATATCAAGTGGTTTATGGAAGTGGCATAGACATGGATCGATACACTGATGAAATGAGAACGCCTGAAGAAGCAATTGCCGACTACAATCGTTTAAAGCACTATGGCACTCTTGACAAAGCACTTAAAGAAGAAGGTGAGTTGATGGGTCACTGTGTTGGTGGCTACACACAAGATGTAGTTGATGGTTTATCTAGAATCTTTACACTTCGTGATGCCAAAGGTAAGCCTCATGTCACAATAGAGACAAACCCTGCAAAAGGGTTTGAAGAAGATGATTCACTACGCCATAGTCATCATGATGTTGCTCAAATCAAAGGCAAAGGAAATAAAGCAGTATCGCCTAAGTATCGTGCAGAAGTGCTTGATTTTCTTAATAGCGCATACCCGCATTCTGCATTAGTAGAGGTAGAAGATCTTGGCTTTATAGATGCTATCGACACTTCTTACATAAAAAATATGGCAGGTGGAAAAGAGATGGAATCGGATATTAGAGCTGCAGTCCCAGATCTACCTAGATTTATTAGCAGAGACACTTGGAATCAATTAGTTGACCAGTACTATGTTAAAAAACCGATAAAAGGCCACAAAGACGGTGGTTATATTCAAAGTTTTCAATCAGGCGGTCCAGTAAGTACAGACAAGATGAAGTTTAATATAATGATGTCAACAGTAAAACCGCCAGAAGGCTACAAAGATGGTGGCTATATTCAAAGTTTTGACAATGGCGGTTTAGCTAAGTCCCCTCAGCCTGGCTCATTCCCACCTTTGTTTCCTGAAATAGTTGGAGGAGGCGCTCATCAGTTAAGAGAGAAGCTGTTTAATGCGAATGCAATGAACATATCTAACCCTGCTTATACGCTAGGGTTAAATCAGATTAATGCGCCGCAAGAGCCTACTTACCCAGGCAAAGAAAAACATGAAATAGATGCAGCTGCATTCTATAATACAGGCACCCCTGGTCAAGTTACAATTAATCCTTCAACATCAAGCGCATCATCATACGAGGTTGCGCCTTATGTACTTGGGCATGAAGCGCAACATCTGCAAGAACATGAAACAAGCCCTACTCGTTACCCTCCTAACTATCAAAGATTATACAACTATTACTTACAGCGCAATATTGAAAAGAACTTTCAGCAACAAAGAGAAAACCTTCCTGTAGATGTACAGGGCTTTGGATATGCTATGAGAGATAATGTGCCTTGGGAAGAGCGCTTAGCTGACTTTGCAGGGTATGAAGCAGCGCTAACTAAAGGTCAAACTCTCTTAGATACAGAGTTTGGTAAGAAAGTATTTAACACTCCTGCGCTTCAAAGACATTATTTACATGCTGTAAGGCCTAAAGAAGCAAAAGCATTTCCAGTTGAAGATACGTTGTATGAAAAAGCAAAAGAAAAATATCACAAGTTTAGAAGCAAAGTAGGCGAAGGTAAAAGCTATGCAGACGCTGCTTATGAAACTGTTCTAAATAAGAAAGACGGTGGTAGTGTAAAATCATTGGATCACGATAGAATGAAATTTGAATTAATGATGAGGAAACGATAATGCCTGAAATGCCAATTGAGCAAGAATATGGTAGAAACATTAACCCGATTGAAGACGAGTCTGATGAGTCGCTTATCGAAATTCTTGATGAGATTAATGCAGAGGACGACCCAGTAGAAGAGCAAGAAGATGGCTCAGCAATCGTCACACTTGATAAGCTCAGTACTCCAGAAGACAACCCTGAGTTTTATCAGAACTTAGCAGAAGAGCTTGGGACTTCGGACCTTGATAAACTTGCATTTAAATATTTAGACTTAATTGATAAAGATGAGGAAGCTCGTGAAGAACGAAATAAACAATATGAAGAAGGTATCAGAAGAACTGGCTTGGGTAATGACGCCCCAGGTGGAGCCCAGTTTATGGGCGCATCCAAAGTTGTCCATCCAGTTATGGCAGAAGCATGTGTCGACTTCGCAGCAAGAGCCATTAAAGAACTATTTCCACCCGATGGTCCAGTTAGAACTAAAGTTGTCGGAGAACTAACAGAGGATAAACTTAGTAAAGCCGAGCGTAAAAAAGACTTTATGAACTGGCAGTTAACAGAGCAGATTGAGGAGTATCGTGATCAGCAAGAAGTCATGTTAACTCAGTTACCATTAGGTGGTAGCCAATTTATGAAGCTATGGTTTGACTATCAAAAGAAAAGACCATGCGCCGAGTTTGTTCCGATTGATGATATTTATTTACCGTTTGCATCTAATAATTTCTATACAGCTAGCAGAGTAACAGAAGTGCAAGACATTACGCATGATGAGTTTGAAGTGCGTGTTGCTAATGGGCTATATATCGACATTAATGGTTATAAGCCAAGTCAAGAGCCTGATGAAACTGCGCCACAAAGAGCAAATAATCGAGTAGAAGGAAAACTAGACTCTGATTCGAATATTGATGGTGTAAGAAGAGTGTACCATATTTACACATGGTTAGAATTAGAAGACGATTCATTTACAAGTGGTGAGCGTGCTCCTTACATTATGATGATTGATAAGCAAGAATCAGAAGTAATCGGTTTATATCGAAACTGGGAAGACGGCGATGACACGTTTACAAAACTGGATTGGCTCATTGAATTTAAATTTATTCCATGGAGAGGTGCATATGCTATTGGGCTTCCTCATCTCATCGGCGGTCTTTCTGCTGCTCTTACTGGTGCATTGCGTGCTTTATTGGATAGCGCGCATATTAATACCGCTGCTACGATGCTTAAACTCAAAGGAGGGAAGGTCAGCGGCCAGTCGTTGGTGGTAGAGCCGACACAAGTGACTGAAATAGAGGGTGCTCCTGGTGTTGATGATGTTCGTAAAATTGCAATGCCGATGCCATTTAACCCACCGAGCCCTGTACTTCTTGAATTATTAGGTTGGCTTACCAATGCAGCCAAGGGTGTTATCTCCACTGCAGAAGAAAAATTAGAACAAGTAAATGGAAACACACCTGTCGGTACATCACAAGCAATGATAGAAGCAGGCGCTTCTGTATACAGTAGTATACATGCAAGACTGCATGAGAGTCAGAAGCGAGTATTGAAAGTGCTTACAAGATTAAATCGTTGGCATTTAAATGACCAACGAACTATTGATTTTGCAAAAGAACTGAACATCTCTGTTGATGATTTTGAAAGTAATGCCGACATTATTCCTGTTTCTGACCCACATATCTTTGCAGAGTCACAACGATATGCACAGATACAAACACTTGCAGCAAGAGCACAAGCAAACCCTGACTTATATGCAAGGTTGGCAGTAGAAAAGAGAATTCTTAAGCAGATTAGGCTCCCAGACATTAACGAGGTCCTTCCAGACCCTGCAAATGTGAAAGATATGAACCCTGCACTTGAAAATGTGTCTATGACATTAGGTAAACCTGTTGGCGCATTCCCATCTCAAGACCATATTGCGCATATGCTAAGTCATATTCAGTATGCAATGGACCCAATTTTTGGTTCAAATCCTATCGTAGCGCCTACTTTTATGCTCGGATGCCTTGAGCATCTTAAGCAGCACCTTACTTTATGGTATCTGAACCAAGCAGATAGTTATGCATCGGCTGCAATAGGTATGCCATATAATGTGTATAAGATTCAGCCACAAATAAAAGAAGCAGAGAAACTTCTTAGCTTATCTCTTGCACATGTACATCAAGATGCTCAACAGATGTTGCCGCAAGTACTTCAGTCCATTCAGCAAATGCTGCAGATGGTACAGAAAATGCAGCAGTCACAGCAGCAAGTTGATCCAACAATGTTGGCTCAGATACAAGCTCTTGAACGTACTGCACAAATGCAGACACAACAGAAAGCACAAAGTGATCGTGAAAGACATCAACTTGATGCTCAGAAGACACAGATTGATGCAGAGCTTAAGCGCGACAAGATTATCTCTGATGAGAACATCGAGCAAGCAAAACTAACAAGCGATGTTAATTATTTGGCAATCGACCAACAATTTGAAATGGAAAAGCAACAGCAAGCGCATGCTCAAGCTTTACAGCAAGCCCAGCAACAAGCTATGCAACAGCAGCAACAGGCAGCGCAACAAGCGCAACAAGAAAGTCAGCAACAAATGATTCAGCAAGCAATGCAACAACCTCAACAACCCTCACAAGGAGAACCACAATGACTGAAGCAATAAACGCCCATAAGAAAATGGCTATGGGAACAACTGAAGGCAACGTAATGAAAAAAGGTGGAAAAGTTGCCAAGTACAAGGATGGCGGAGCTATTTCTGAAGCCAAAGTTCGTAATTTACCTGCAAAAGGCGATAAAAAGAATGCCGGTGTAGATATGAACGCCGGTAAAGCGAAAATTGCTACTTATAAAAAAGGTGGCGGAGCTCGTGGTAGATGAGACAACAAAAACTGCTGATTGACTATTTAATTACAAATATTCAGAATGAAATGGCAGAAATAGAAGTTTCGCTAGCTGAAGGTTGCGCAGTCAATATTGAGTCATACCATCGGATTGTGGGCACATATCAAGGTCTTCGCCGCGGTATAGAGATGATTGATGAATTTCTTAAAGAAGAAAGAGACGGAGATGCTGCTCACTAAAAGAAAATCGAAGTCTAACTGGTAATGTGATATAGTAGTCATGTAGTACATTTAATAATTTCTTTGGAATAAAGATATGTGTTGTTACTTTCTGGATTCCAAAGACTAACCAGAAAGACAATACATGACATTAGAAGAAGCATTTCCTGAAGTAGACTCGGGTGTAGAAGCCCTCGGTGGCAGAGTCCTTCTGCAACTCAAACTAATCCCAAAATCATCAAAAGGCGGTATTATTCTTGTCGATGAGACAAAAGACACAGAGCGAGTTCAATCTGTTGTTGGAAAAGTGGTTTCTGTAGGGCCACTCGCATTTATGAACAGAGAAACTGCTCAACCGTGGATCGAAGGGTCTTGGGTCGTTCCTGGTGACTTTGTAAGAACCCCACGATGGAGTGGTGATAGATTTTCTGTACCACATCCGAGTAATGAAAACGAACTGATTGATTTTCAGATTTTAAATGACTATGAACTCTGGTGTAAAGTTAAACCAGAAGTTGTTAACAAAATGAAAGCGTTTGTACTATGAACCCAACAGATAAAGCAGAATTACAGATGGAAATATCTGATGCAGATGACGGTGGCGCAATTGCAACACTGCCAAATAATGTAGAAAACCCACAAGCAGAAGACAACTTTAACGA